GCTGGCGAATCTCTAATGTGCCGGTGCGGTGAAACTTGGCAAGGTTTAGCTTGCAGTATCTACTGTGGCTACCCTGTATCATTTCACGCAACTGACCGACTGAGCGACAGCGATCAATGCGATCAAACATATGGCCGACTAAGGCTTTTGTTTCGGTTGTGTTGTTCGTGTATGTTGGCAAAGCATAAACAGACTTGCAGTAGTAAGCATTGTCTCCGCGACGTGACTGTGGCTGAGTGATATCAATGCCACGCTCAAATTTTGACCAACGCTTGTAAAAATTACGGAAGTGCTTCATGCGCCAATCAGATACGCCCCAATGAATGTGAAAGCCACAAGACTTGTTGGCATCACCACCGTTTGCGCGAACAATTTGGAGTACCTTTTTTACTTCCAATATGCCGTTCATGGAAGACAGTACAGGAGATACAACTTCAAAGCCGTGACTACCGCTTATTGATCCATCTGGCTTTACTTGCCATACGCGATAATTTGAACCAGAGTAACTGGCTGACTGAGCGTTGATGCCAGCAGCCCGTAAGCGATCAACAAGAGTATGAATTGGAATACCGAATCCCTCAAACTCAACACCGAATGTGCGTGATGTGGTGGGTGTAATGGTCATTTTGATCTCCGTGGTTATTAGGGGTTGCCCCCTCTCGACATAATTACAATCCCATATCTGTTTACTACTGTCAACACATTATCTTTCATTAATAATCAAAACATGATTTTTATTTAATTCTCATGCAGTGATAGTTGTTTGTGTTCGTTATTCTTCTGGTTCTATGGCATCCAGTGCCATAAATTTTATTCATTGTTTGTGTAAATGCTTTCCTGCCTTTGTCATTTGGTAGGATCATGTAGTCACCTACTTCCATTTGCCTCAGTGTTTTAGACATATTCATCTCATTAAAAAATTTGTATTGCCTCTTCTCAGAAGGCAGATGTTCTTTAACAATCTTGCCGCAGGACTCAATCGTTTCAAAAACGCATTTGCAATCAAAGCAAAATTTTAATCTAGATACTTGTGGGCTGGGCCAGAGCGTAACTGCTTTATTATTGGTTCGCGTGTTGCGGCCTCTACAATTTGGGCATGGTATCATGTTCATTCCATTGTCAGGGTTGGTTTATCGTGATACTGTAAAATGCCCCGATATGGGGAGGGCATCAAGCTCTTATGAAACAAACTTGAGAAAAAGTGATAACGAACAGCTATGGCTACCAAGTTTACAGAAGCCCTGAAAAAGAAAATCAAAGCAGAATTTATTGAGGGCTATATAGATGATGAGGGTGTAAGAAATTACCCATCTATTGAAGCATTAGCTAAACGGCATGATGTGAGCAGGGCGACAATATACAGACACTCAAACCCCAATAAAGAAGATTGGCAGAAAGCCAAGAATCAATACCAATCCAAAATGAGCAAAGAAGTAGAGGAAACTCGTTTGCGAGATTTGGTAGCGGAAAGCCAAGCCCTAGATAAAAACAGTCTGCAAATTGCACAGGCGTTACTTTCACGGGTTGGTCGTAAGCTGGCTAGGTCAATGGAGGATGAAAGAAACAATCCAGAATCCCAAGGACTAAGCCCAGCAGAATTGAGAGAATTATCTCACGTTACAGCTAATGCTCAAAAGATTGGTAAATTAGCTTTAGGTGAGGCACAGGAGATTTCAAAGGTATCAGCGGATGTTAGCGCACCAGAATCATACAACAATCTCATCAGACACTTGGAAGGACTTGCCAACCAAAAAGCAGCACTTGGCAAGCACACTATTCAGTGATTGGGCTGATGTAGCAAGATATGAGCAGCTACCCCTAGCGGGTGATTGGAATATATGGCTGATTCTCGCTGGTCGCGGTTGGGGCAAGACCCGCACGGGTGCAATGGATGTTATTACATACGCCTTACACAACCCAGAGGTTCAGGTGGCAGTTGTTGTGCCTACCTTCGGAGACTTGCGGCGAGTGGCCTTCGGAGGCGTATCAGGAATACTTCAAAACATACCAAAGGAACTTTTGTTAGAAGGCAGGGGGCAGGGGTATAATGCTGCCAATCAAGAAATAAGATTGTACAACGGCTCTAAGATAATGGGCTTTTCTGCGACCGAACCAGATCGTTTGAGGGGGCCGCAATTTCATAGGGCTTGGTGCGATGAGTTGGCGGCTTGGTTTTACCCAGAAACATTTGACCAGCTAATGTTTGGCTTGCGTTTGGGTCAAAACCCCAGATGCGTGATAACAACAACGCCAAAGCCTACGCCGCTTATAAAGAGTTTGCTAAAACGCAAAAATGTTCTCGTTACAAGAGGAAGCACATTTGAGAACGCAGCCAATCTTGCGCCAGCAGCATTGGAGCAGCTTAAAGAAAAGTACGGTGACACCAGATTAGGTAGGCAGGAGCTTTACGCTGAGGTTCTTGATGATACAGAGGGTGCGCTTTGGAGCTACTCAATGATTGATGATTCTAGAGTACAGCCTCAAGATGTGCCGTATTTTGAGCGTGTGATTGTAGCAATTGATCCGGCGGTAACTAGCGGCCAGAACTCAGATGAGACTGGAATTGTGGTGTGTGGCAGGGCATCAAATGGAAGATACTATGTCATTGCTGATGAATCTGGTAGGATGACACCAGATGGTTGGGGCCGTATGGCTGTTGACTGTTACTATAGGCACAATGCTGATAGAATAGTAGCGGAGACCAACAATGGTGGTGATTTAGTTGAAAGATTGATAAGAAATATTGATTCAGAAGTCCCTTATACTTCCGTCCACGCAGCGCGGGGTAAGTTAATAAGGGCAGAGCCGATAGCGGCCTTATATGAACAAAAAAAGGTTTCTCATGCAGGGGTCTTTTCTGAGCTTGAGGAGCAGATGTGTTCATATTCCGTTGGGAGTAGGCAGTCGCCAGATAGACTTGATGCCTTAGTCTGGGCATTAACAGAACTAAGCCAGTCCAGTGGGAAGGCGTATTGGAGAATCAGTTAATGGCTAGCATCAGGGATAGAGTTAGGGCGTTTCTTAACACCCCACAAGAAACAAAAGAAGCACCGCAAGTCGTATTAAGCACGACAAACACTTACCACTACAGGCGCGACAACTACGAAACCTACGCCAGTGAGGGTTATCAACAGAACGCCATCGTTTACCGATGCGTAAATGAAATAGCTAATGGTGCTTCCGCTATACCTTTCAAGGCTTATCAAGGCGAAACGGAGCTTGATGAGCATCCAATATTGAGCTTGCTCAAAAGACCCAATCCACAACAGGCAGGGGTGGAGTATTTCCAAGGGCTATATTCATACTTGCTTCTTGGCGGCAATAGCTACGCAATCCGCAATGATGTAGCTGGCACACCAAGAGAGTTGCATCTGTTAAGGCCGGATCGCATGAGGGTTAAGCCCAGTAAGACTGCAATGCCAGCAGGATATGAATATGTAATATCAGGCAAGATCATCAACACTTATGATGTAGACCCAACCACAGGTGAATCAGAGGTCAAGCATCTCAAAATGTGGAATCCTCTTGATGATTATTATGGCCTCTCTCCAATCATGGCCGCAGCCGTAGATATTGATAACCATAATGAGATCAATAAACACAACATAGCCCTGTTAAGGAACGGCGCACGGCCTACTGGTGCTATTGTATTCAAGCCATCTGATGACCGTGGAATGCCTGTGCAGCTAAGTGATGGGCAGCGACAGCAGCTTAATGATGATATGCGTTCACGGTTCCAAGGCAGCGATAATGCGGGCAGACCTTTGCTGCTTGAGGGGGATTTTGATTGGAAGGAAATGGGCCTGTCCCCAAGGGATATGGATTTCTTGCAACAGAAACACATAGCGGCAAAAGATATTGCGCTTTGCTTTGGTATCCCAAGCCAGCTTATCGGCATTCCAGACGCACAGACATACGCCAACGTACAAGAGGCTCGTTTGGCTCTGTATGAAGAAACAATAATCCCATTAGCACAACGAGTAGAGTCAGACTTCAATGAATGGCTGGCTCCAATGTACGGTGATGATATCCGTATAGCTTATGACTTTGAAGCAATACCAGCTATGACTGAGAGAAGACGCCGTATCTATGAGAACGTGGTGTCTGCTGTGAGAGAGGGTATCATATCACGCAATGAAGCAAGAGAGCGGCTTGGTATGGAGCCAATCACAGGGGGTGATGATGTCTTTATCGCGGCTAATCTTTTTCCCTTGGGATCAACAGAGGTCGCGCCAGCGGAGGGGACAGATGCGGAAGATGATGGAAAGAGTGCTTACGGTGATACGGAAATACTTGGAGAATCTTGGCAAAAATCCGATGCCGTAAAGCGAGAGACTGACAAGGATGTTTTTACAACCCAAGAGGAAGCAGAAGACAGGGCAGAGCAAATAGGTTGTGTTGGCTTTCACTCACATGAAACGGCAAACGGTTTGGTCTTTATGCCCTGTGAATCGCATGACGATTATGATCGTTTAACAAGTGAGGCTATCGGTGATGATGCAAAGGCAGAGAGTGATGTTGACACAACGCCTACTGACGCAATGGCGAAAGAGGCTGAACGCGGCCTTGCCATGCGAAAAGAATTTAACAGAGGAGGAACAGAGGTTGGTGTCGCAAGAGCAGTCCAACTTGTATCCAAAGAAAGACTGTCCCCCCGCACAGTAAGGCGTATGCACTCATTCTTTAGTCGTCATGAGGTTGATAAAAGGGCCACAGGCTTTAGGCAGGGAGAGGAAGGCTATCCAAGTGCCGGAAAAATAGCTTGGCTATTGTGGGGCGGCGATAGCGGCCAGACATGGGCAAGAAGAAAAGCCGCTCAGTTAGACAAGGAGCGTGATGGCAAACAAGAAATTTTTGCAGATATGCTATCGTCATCAATTGCTGATTGTGATTTAGATCAAAAGGCCAAAGTTAGTGAAGCTGTGAAAAAGGGTCTCGCCAACAAAGTCAAAGAGCATAACGACAAGCACGGAGACAAGAAGGGCAAGCGTGTAACCCAGCGTATGCTTGAGGCGGTGTTTCGGAGGGGTGTGGGGGCTTACAATACGAACCCTCAGTCTGTGAGGCCGAATGTAAGTAGCAGTGACCAGTGGGCGTATGCGAGGGTAAATTCATTTTTAAGAGCTGTACGCACAGGTAGGTTTAAAAGCGGCAAGTTTGACACAGACTTGTTACCAAAGGGCCATCCACTTAGAACGGGTGACTGATGCTTGCGGAAAAAGCAGCGCGACAGAGGGTATCTGTACGCAAAGAGTTTATAGAGCAAACAAGGCTGCGCCTTGGGTTTGAACGTAAGCTACGATTACAAATGCAAACTGTATTTGCTGAAGCGGGGCAGCAAGCAAGACTAGAGTATACGCAAGCAGGGCGAATTATAAAAACGGATCAAGAGGTGGCCAGTAAGGTAGCATCCGCACTTACAAGCCACTACAGAGCGGTAATTGATGCGTTTGGCCTCAGAGTGTTGCGTAATCAAAAGGCTGATAGCCAGTTTGAGGCTTTGATACAGCAGTACATAAGTCAGTACGGTGCCGTCAGGGTCACTCAAATAAGCAACACAACGATGAATCAGATACGCAGGGTCATAAAGTCTGGTGAGGCTGATGGCCTTGGCGTGTCCGTTATTGGAAAAAACATATATGAAAGCCAGCGTGGATCATTCAGCAAATTTAGAAGTGCAACCATAGCAAGAACTGAAACTCATTCAGCGGCTAGTTATGCTAACCATGAAGTAAATGCCGGTCTGAAAATACCCAATCAAAAAAAACGATGGGTTGCTACTGCTGATTTAAGATCACGCCCAACTCATGCGGCAGCTAATGGTACTGAGGTTGAGTTAGATGAGGATTTTGTAATAGGCGGTGTGGCTATGGGGTATACAGGAGACCCCAGAGGTGGGCCTCATAACACCATCAACTGTAGATGTGTAACTCTGTATGTCACTCCAGAAGATGATGTCTTTGTTGATGATCAACCACCAGTAGCCGCAAAGCCTATTCAAAGTCCTTGGGGAAATACCAGCGAGTTTGAAGAAAAGTTCCACAACATCGGTGATTGGCAAAAGTCAGGCACGATTAGATCAGTGATAAGAAACACCGCTGCTCTTGCTGGCGTTATAATGAATGCCAAAAGAGCGTATTATTCAGCAAACAGAATAGCAATGCACGCTGATAAAGATTTGGTTGATCTGCCTATAGGCGAGTCAACCATTTGGCGGCATGAGTATGGGCATCATATAGATTTTGCAATGGGTCGTCACCTGAGGGGAGGCCGCGCTATTTCTGAAGATGTGGTAGATGATGCTCTAAAAGATAGGAAAATGTATAGTAGGGCAAAACGCAAAGCAATAAATGAAAAAGCTGATAGTGACTTTATGGATTTTATGAAAGCCAATGGCATTGCAATTAACATGGAGTCGTATAACAGATTAAACTATCTGCCTCCTGATCGTAGGTTAAGAAGTATGGTTGAATCTGATAGGGATGGTTTTTCTCAATGGCTAAGAGAAACAAATATTGATGAAAGCATCATTAACGATACGCTGGCAGGAACACCGTTTACCTTAGATGATATTGTAAAAA